GAAGCTGAACCTGCTGTAATTGTTCCGGCTTATGGCGAGTCTTTCCCTTGTTTTAATCCATATCCTAAAGGAGCAATAAAAATTAGATATACTGCTGGCTATAAAACAAGTGGAACTGAAGCAAGACTTATAATTCCGGAAGCTATCAAGCAGGCATTGTTACTTATAATTGGGAATTACTATGAGAACAGGGAAGATAGCCAGATATCAATACCTACTCAAGCTGAATATCTATTATATCAATTCAGAATCTGGAGTTTGTAATGAAAATAGGAACATTAAGGCACAAAATTACAATTCAAGAACCTACTGAATCTGAAGACCCAGTAACAGGTGAAATAGTAACTACCTGGGAAGATTTTGCTGAAGTATGGGCTGAAGTGCTTCCGCTTGTTGGCAGAGAATATTGGGCTGCTAAAACTGTAAATGCAGAAACTACAGGCAAGATAAGGATAAGATACTTGGCTGATATAACTCCAAAGATGAGGATAATGCTTGAGGATAGAATTTTTAATATTACTGGAATTGTAAACGTGGAAGAGAAAAATAGAGAAATGGTTTTATATTATAGCGAGGCAATCTAATGGCAAAAATGGAAATAAAAATTGAAGGAGCGGATAAGATAATAGCTGAACTTGCGAAAAAAGATAATAAATTTATTAAACTTTTAGAAGAAGGACTCACAGAATCAGCTAATCTTGTAAGAGATAGAGCAAAAGGTAATGCCCCATTTAGAACTGGTAAACTTAAAGAAGCTATAGTTTCTGGAAAACCAGAGATTACAGAAAATAAAATAGGAATAAGTGTAGGGATATCTACTTCAGTTAAGCCATTCTCCAAAGATGGTTATTATGCGAGATTTCAGGAAGTAGGAACTTCTAAAATGAGAGCGCATCCATACCTCAGGCCTGCCCTTGATGGATCTAAAAATGATATAAATTCAATTATGTCAAAGAAATTAAAAGAGGAATTATGATATATAAGGCTCTAAAAGATAAACTTGCAAGTGATAATGAATTAAAAAAGCTTATAAACGATAGGATTTATTATGTTAATATCCCACAAAATCCTATTTATCCTTGCATATCATTTTATAGAGTGTCTAATCCAAGAGGTCATTTAGTTGATGTATCTTCTCCAAGATTTCAAATAGACATTTGGGCTAAAAAATATTCTGAAACAGTCGAGATAGCAAATAGAATAAGGAGGATTTTACAAAGGAGTAAAGGAGTTTGGGATGGAATAAGCATTATACAGGGAGTATATATGAACGAATTTGAGGATTATGAATCCGATACAAATTTATATCATTTAGCTGCAGACTACCGCATAATTTATAAAGATTATTAATATAAGGAGGAAAAATGTCAAATCAAACAACAGTTCAAAAGGCAAACACAATCATATTTGGTTCTGGAAAGTTTGAGATTTCAGAAGATGGAATAAATTGGGAAGATTTAGGAGCTATGAATGGTATTGTATTTAAGGAAAGCTGGGAAGAGGTTGTGGTGGATTCAGACAATGCCGGTAGGATAAAAGTAGGAATAAAAAATCATGAAGCAACATTGTCTGGAGATATGTTGGAAATAGACCTTGAAAAACTTGCAACTATTCGGGGTGGCATTGATAGTTATTCCAAAGTAGAGGGAATTTCTGAAACTCTTAAAAGTGGAGGTATAACTACAATAAATTCAATCCAGGTAAGAGTAACAAATGTTGATGAATATGACAGGGAATTTAGAATTACGATTTATAAAGCTTCTAATTCTAAAGGTATTGAACTTGCTTTTAATCCAGATAGTGCAGATGAAGCAAATTCAGTCAATGTTGAACTTAAAGGAACATGCGATGTAACAAAAAATGCTGGAGAACAACTCTTCGAAATCTACTCAGAGAGAGGCGAATCAGTAGCATCATAAATTAAAAGGGTTTTATGACCCAAATATATAGGAGGTTCTATGATAAAAAAAGAATTTGGTGGTAATAAAGGTGAAAAAAGAATTGCAATTCTTGAGGGAGAAGAAATAGATGTAACTAAAATTCCTCTTGGAGTACAACTTGAACTTGCTGAATTGGCAGGAAATAAAGAAATAAGTGATTCTGAGAAGCTTGAAAGATTAATGAGCGCAATATCACTTGCATGCAAATCCAATCCCAAAATAACTATCGAGTGGCTTAAGGAAAACACTGATTTTGAAACATTGATTGATTTTATGAATTTCGCATTGGAACCGCTTAAAAAGAGAGCTGAAAACTCAAAAAAGCCGGATACTCCCCAGAACCAGACCCAAGAATAATAAAAAAGATTATAAATAGAGTATCAATGCTCTATGGTTACAGTGGGGAGTATATAATAAAAAATATGACCTCAGATGAAGTTTTAGAGTTATATGATGATGGCATTGAATTTGAAGAAATTAAAGGTGATATATTAATCTTAAAATTGGCAGAAGCGATAACTGGCAAAAAAATAAAAAAGAAAAAAGAAAAAATTGCTGCCACTAAACCAGATATTAAAAAATTCGAGAAACTTTATGGAGATAAAATTAAAAGACCAAAGGAATAAAATATGGCTGAAGTCGGAAACTTAATCATAAAAATTATAGGTGATAATAAAGGTCTAACTACAGCACTTGATCAATCAAGTAAAGATGTATCAAAATTTAGTTCAGGTGCTGGTAAATTTGCTAAAGGTGCTGCTATAGGACTTGCTGCTACGGCTACTGCAGCTATTGGAGCTGGAACTGCTTTATTTAAGGTAGGTGAAAGCTTTGATGAAGCCTATGATACAATAAGAATAGGGACCGGGGCTACCGGGGAACAGCTTGCAGCTCTTGAAGGAGATATGAGAGAAGTTGCTAAAGTTGTTCCTGCTGATTTTGGAACTATCGGGACTGCAATAGCAGATTTAAATACCCGTCTTGGTCTTACCGGAAAGCCTTTGCAGGATATGACAACTCAGATGGTAAATCTTGCTAATATTACAGAAACTGATGTATCTTCAGTAATTCAAGAAGCTACAAGATTGTTTGGTAACTGGCAGATAGCCGCTAAAGATCAAGCTTCTTCACTCGATTTTCTCTTTAAAGTATCTCAAAATACTGGTATCGGAGTAGATAAACTTACGCAAAGTATGACCAGCTCAGGGGTTGAACTGCGAACACTTGGATTTGATTTTGAGACTTCGGCTGCAATGCTTGGTATGTGGGAGAAGGAAGGAGTAAATGCTGAAACAGCTATTAGTTCATTAAAAATAGGACTTCGTAAAATAGTACAAGAAGAAGGAGTCAGCGCTCCAGAAGCGTTTGCCCAAATTGTAGATAGTATTAAAAATGCAGGTTCTGCAAGTGAAGCTGCTGCTCTTGGGGTAGAATATTTTGGGCGTGGCGGTGCTACAATGGCCGAAGCAATAAGAACCGGTAAGCTCGAAGTAGATGATTTAGTAAAAACTCTCGAGGGAAGCGATGAAACAATAAATAAAGCCGCTGAAGATACATGGGATTTTGCAGAGCAGTTTAAGATGTTTAAAAATAATGTTATGACTGCAATAGAACCGCTTGCCAAAACCATATTTGGGATGGCTGGGGATTTTATGAAAATTATTGGTGATAAACTTATCCCTAAAATTGCTGAACTTGCTGAAAGTTTTGCACCACTCATAGAAAAAGTAATGGAATTTATTCCTGTCCTTTTGGAAGGGCTTATACCAGTTCTTACTCAAATTATGGACGCGATACTTCCAATATTTGAGAGTTTGCTCTCTGTTTTTGTCGATAAGTTACTCCCACCACTTATGACTGTTATAACTACATTTGTAGATACTATTTTACCCCCTCTTTCAGATATACTTTTAAGGTTGATAGATACAGTAGTTATTCCGCTTTTGGGATTTATTGGAGATATAGTAAATGTATTACTTCCTCCATTTATAGAGATAATAGGAATATTAATGGAAATGTTTGCACCAATAGCAGATGTACTTGGGACATTGGTGCAAATGATTCTTCCTCCATTGACAACTATAATAACTTTACTCGCGCAAACAATACTTCCTCCACTTATTGCTCTTTTAAAGGCTTCTGTACCATTAATTACTCTTATGCTTGAATTGTTTGCCGGATTAGTAGGGTCTATTTTACCACCACTTGTTGAGATAATATCAAAATTAATTACAGTTGCTCTAAAGCCTTTGACCTCTGCAATCGAATGGTTAAGTGGGACAGTAATACCAACAATTATGGGAATATTTGAAAATTGGAAAACTAGCCTTGATGGATTTAGAAATTTTATGGTTGGAATAAAAGATAGCATTGTTCAAATCTGGACAAATGTAAAGGACTTCTTCAGTGGAATTTGGGATAATATACTTGCAAAAGTAAATACATTTAAAGAAGGATTTCTGGGGGTCTGGAATGGAATAAAAAACGGAATAAAAGCTTCAATAAATGCAATAATTGGATTTCTAAATGGCCTTATAGGAGCGATGGAGAGAGCAGTAAATTGGATAATAAGCGGACTAAATAGAATTCATTTTGAAATACCTGACTGGGTTCCTGACATAGGTGGAAGAGAATTTGGAATAAATCTTAAAGAAGTTTCGTTTGGACGAGTTCCTACTCTTGCTGAAGGCGGTTTTATAGAGAGGGGCGGATTTGCAATTGTGGGAGAGAGGGGTCCTGAACTGGTTGGTCTACCTTCTGGTGCATTTGTTAGTCCATTTTTTAATAGGCTTGATGTAAGCGGAAGGATAACTATAGATATTGCTGGCGAAGGCATTGAACATCTCGATTCGGATTTTATATCTGATGTTGTTTCTGAAAGGTTAATTGATTCCTTAAAACAGGAGGTCTTTAGAAGATGAGAATATTAACAGAAACTGGTTCGGAGATTATAGAAGATGCAGTCTACTGGATAACAAAATATTCCTCAAAAATACCTGAATTCTCACATTCGACTGAAAATACACTTGGCAATAAAACTGTAAACTGGCGTAGTGGTGAGCCTGAATATTCGATTGAGCTTAAACTCATAACTAAAAGTAAGGAACTATATGAAAAGTTAATTGAATATCACAATAATGGAACTGAATTTAAACTTGAAGACACTCCTGATTATGGCAGTTTTATACTCAAAACTAAAGCTGGTCAATGTTCATTCAAACGATTT